CCCGCACCGTACGCGCGAACGAACGAACGAACGAGCGTCCGCCACGCGTACGGGCGCGAGGCTCCCACACATGGTGGGAGCCTGCTCTGCTACTCGAATAGGCTAGCGGCCTCCTCCGCGGCGAGACCGGCGGCAATGTACCCCGCGTTGCGCGTCTTGCGTGCCGTCTGGGCCGCTGTGCGCGCCCGATGGTACTTACCATCCGGGAGCGGCTGGCCAGCCGCGACGCATACCAGCGCGGCAGCGGCGGTATCGGTGATACCGCCGCATGACTGGCAGACATGATGCGTTGCCGCCCAAGCCTCGAGCCTCCGAGCCTCGAGGCGCGCGGCAACCTGAGCCTGAGTGAGTGTGCGAGCCATGGCCTGTAGCCTCCCATGTCGTCGGCGGTCTGTCCGCCGCTCATGTCTGGACTGTACGCCCGGTCCATGGAACCAAGACCCCACGCGCCTGGATACCTGGTGAGCGTTGTCACGTGGATGCGCACCCCTCCCACAACCCTCGCATCCGCATGCGTAGATATGGCCATATCCCCGTAGACCCTTGCATATGGAGATATACTTCTCCATATGAAGACCACACTCGAGATCCCCGACGATCTCCACCGTCGGGCCAAGGCCAAGGCGGCGTCTGAAGGCATCACCATCAGCTCCGTCCTCCGAGACTCCCTGGAGCGATATGTCGGCGTGATCGGCTTCATCGCCACCGAGTCGCACATGGACGGCGACACCAGGGTCATCGACTCCGTCAAGCCGATGGCGTCCGCGACGATGCCCAGGGCGGTCGTTCGTCCGAAGCTCGATCTGACCAAGGCGGCGCAGGTGAAGGGGAAGATGGGACGATGAGGCGGCGGGTACACTGTCGGTAACCGCGACCGACACATCCGAGTCCCAGGAAAGGCTCCTCGAGATGACCGGGGACGGCCAGGGGCCCTGACGATGATCTGCGGCGACGGTGAAGGAGCTTGACCCGCGGACCTCCTTCCCTCACGGTCCCGCACACAGACGAAGACCCCACCCGTGGGAGCGAGTGGGGTCTTCTGGCTTCTACCCCCGACCACGTAGGGGGAGCCAAGAGGCGGGATGGGGGACCGCCACGCAGGAGGATAGCAGACGGGGAGTCCTGTCGCGGCCCCATTGACGATGTGTGTATGGTGTATGTAGCACACAGGAGGCCGAGATGGATGAAGAGTGGATGGGCTGGGTGGCACGCCAGGCGGCGTTCCTCCTCGACGAATACGGCGGCTACGCCATCCTCGATGAAGAGCTCCACAAGAAGGGCTTCACCCTGGCTGCCTACATCACGAACCACGACATGCACGTCATCACGGGCGAGCCGCGGTCCGAGTGCTCGCTCTGCATGGAAGCCCTGTACCCAAGCGGAAGCCCCCGAGAGTAGGTGCTCGGGGGCTTCCGCTGAAGGGAGGAGGACCCCCACGGAGGATCCGACCCCTACGATACCACCCGCGGTCTATAGGGTGTTGCACACACACACCACCACGGAGTACACTCCACGCATGGGACCCATCACTCACCTGATGGCACGATGATCGCAGCAGCCCTGGCGCTGGGTGCGGTATGGATGACGGTAGCGATCCTGGGAGAGATCTGCCGATGGATCAACGAACGATGAGGGAGCACGAGTGAACCGCATCGACCCCTGCGAGGTGAGGAGCCGCCACCGCTGGAAGGTGCGGCGGCACTACTACTCGACCCCCGAACACATCGTCTACGACCGCCAATGTGTCTGGTGCGGCAAGTGGTACACCGACGTGGTCATCCGATGAACGAGCCCACCCCGACCGAGGCTAGTGCCGAGATGTGGTTCTACGTCTCGGGCCTGCTCATGGCGTTCATGGAGCCCGCAGACCCGCGCATGACCCTCATCAGGAAGTCTGTGCTGGAGCGTGTCGCGGCCATCGAAGCCGAAGCCCGCAAGCAGGAGCGAGAGAGGCTGCGGGCCGCGATCATGGGCTGGGAGAGGTACGACCTGCACTTCGATGTGCTGGACCTGCTCGCGGAGCCCTCCGATGACTGACATCAGGGAGCGGCACGAGGAGCACTGCCCCGCGTGTCAGGGCACCGACTACATCGGGCGCCCCTGCCGTGGCCGGGACATGGTGCCACGAGGTGACGCCATCCGCGAAGCCGACCGCGCCGACAAGGCCGAGGCTGCGCTGGCCGAGGCGACAGAACTTGCCGCCGAGGCGCTGATGCGTCTTGGCAAGTCGATGGCCGACGCGAAGGCGCTGGCCGAGGCGGGGCAGGCTGTCCTTGACTGGGACCCGCCTGAGCGGTGGGCTGGCCCGCACGACTGGCTCAAGGAAGTCATCGCCGCCCACAAGGAGGCCACGGAGTGACTGACATCAGGGAGCGGCACCACGAGGTCGAACAGGGCATCTGCCGCTGCTTCAAGGATGCGGATAAGTGCGATGCCCTTGCGTTCCGACGAGAGGCAGACGCTGCCGAGGCTGCGCTGGCTCGCTTGCGAGGCGTGACGGCTGCCGTCGAGGACGAACGTGACGCTGCCCTCGCTCGCGCCGACAAGGCCGAGGCTGAACGGGACGAGTTGCGCGGGCGTCTGCTCCTACTCGGCCCGCCTACCGAACCTCTGTCCTACAACCAAGTCAAGGCTGCGATGGAGCGCGTAGAAGAGGTCATCGCCCGCCCGCATCGAGAGCGTGCCGACGCTGCCGAGGCTGCGCTGGCCGACCTCCCCGAGTACATCACCCGCTGGCTGATGGGCGAAGGCATGGTCGTCGTGGGATGCTGGATGACGACCGGATGGCGCGAAACGATGTACGACGAGGGTGTCGCCATCTGGACCGCCGCCCTCGCCGCCCACAAGGAGGCCACGGAGTGAACGAGCCAACGACGCAGGCCGGAATGCGTGTCCTGAACTACCACCGCTCGTACAAGACGCAGTGCGGTGTCCACGAAGACGAGATGGCCCCGATAGTCGCAGAGGCAGAGATAGAAGCCGCGACCCTCGCCCGTGCCCGTGCCGACAAGGCCGAGGCTGCGCTATGGCTGCGTGACGAGGCCATCGTCGTCTTGCACGAGCAGGCCCATAAGGCCGAGGCTGCGCTGGCCGAGTGCCAAGAGGCTATCCGTGACTTTCTGGTCGTGAGATGGCGGTACGTCCACCAGACGGGCGGTAAGCCGACGACGGACGAGGACATGGATGCCGCGACGAAGGGGCTTCTGGACGCCCTTCCTGACCACAAGAAGGCCACGGAGGTCACTCTCATGGAAGCCAGCATCGTCCAAACCGATGCTGCCCCCGGAGAGATGGATGAGCATGGTGCATGGGCCTTCAAGAAGGCCGTCGCCTACACCAACGTCACAGATGAGGACTGGGTGATGGCAGATGACTGATCCATATGAGGGGCAGCTGCAGCCGCGTAGCGGCGGGTGTCTGTTCACTCGAGACCGCAGGCACGAGTGGCGGCTCCTCGAGGGCGACCGCCTCTATGACAACGGAAGGTATGTGGGCTACAGGTTCTACTGCGTCCACTGCCTCGAGTTCAAGACCAAGGAGGACATCAGATGACTGAGGATCGGTCGGAGCGGCTGGTGAGCCTGGTCCGCAACGACGACATCGAGGATATCCACGAGGTCGCGGTCCAGACCCGTTTCTGGTACGAGGTCCTGTTCCTGATCTTCTGTGTCTACTTCGGATGGAACATCGGATCATGGCTGGCAGCATCGTTGGCATGAGCGTCAATCGTCCAGCATGGAGCTACCCGGAAGGCAAGCCCAAGTCCCGCCCGAAGCCGCATGTCCAGTCGGGACTCCGCTTCGTCGGTGGCGCGAAGTGTTGGTGCTACCTCTGCAAGAGCGAGCACCAACGCAGTGAACCATGCGGCCAGAAGGGCACGCGCAGGCTCGTGGCCGTCGAGCCCGAGAAGACCGTCGTATGCGCGATGTGTGGCACCCCCATGGCCCCGCATCCGTCCAACCGGACTGACAACCACTACTGCTCATGGGTGTGCAAGGGCAGAGCCAAGCGCAGTCGCGAGTGGGCCAGGGCCCGCGAAGAGAGGGCTGGGTAAGCATGAGGATGGTCATCGAGATGCCCGATGAGCTGCACGCGAGGTTGAAGAAGCAGGCGCACGACGAAGACCGCCCGCTGGCGAAGATCGTGCGGGAGCTGATCAAGGAGTACCTGGAGAAGAAGAAGGATGCCTGACCATCTCCATGCGTGGATCGAGAAGAAGGACGGCGGATCAGGTCCCATCTCGGGGCAGCTTTCTTACGCGCACTGGTTCTGCGACATCTGCGGCGTCAGATTCGGTGGGCACGTCGGCCCGACAGCGTCCTCGCTTCCCTCGCCGTCGTATGTCCATCTTGGAGACAGGCAGTTGGCCGTCTACAACATCCTCAAGGACGGAGAGTGGCATGACGGTCCTGAGCTGACCCACCCAGCGGTCGGGGGCTCAGAGGGCCTGCGCAGGCTGCGTGAGCTGCGGGCCAAGGGATACACCATCGAGATGCGCCGCAAGGCCAAGGGCAGGACGACACGCCAGTACCGACTGGTCAGATAGGAGAAGACATGGCGATCAGGGACAAGATCACGATCCGCATGAAGTCAGGCGGCAAGGCGTTCACGAGCGAGGTTCGGCGACCAGGTGGGCTGGTCGAGGCTCGCTACCACGATGGCCTCGTGGAGGTGGCACAGCTGACCCGCAAGGGTCAGGTGGTCGACTGGGCTGCGTTCTCGCTCGACGAGGTCAAGACCATCGAGTTCGAGCGAGGCGGCTAGCGGTATGATGACCAGGATGACCCTGCTTGATCCACCGATCCTTGGTGAGGACCTCGCGTCTGGTCTGCCCATCATGCTGATCGCGATGGACATGGTGGGGGCATCCTGCGTCTTCCTCACGGTGGACATGGAAGGGCTGATCCGCGTCCAGTACGACAAGGACGTGAAGACCGACTGGCGCTACAGCCTCGAGAAGCGCAGGTGGTACGACGCGTCGATCGGCGTGGACGCCGTCCTTGGGGATGACGATGGTTGATTACGCCATAACCTACGACGCGTTCTTCGACGCGTCCCACCAGGAACTGTCGGTCCCCGGCTGCGAGGGCCTGCATGGACACACCTACGAGGTGCATGCCACCGTCGAGGGTGGTCTCGAGCCCGATGACAATGATGTCCACCGGGTGCAGTGGTATGAGACGGTCGCGGTGCTGCACCAGGTGGCCATGGAGCTCGACCATCGCCACCTCAACGACATGCTGCCAGGGACGGTGACGATCCCCGAGATCATCGCGGCCTGGTTCCTGGAGCGTCTCCCGCAGGCGGACTATGTCGAGGTGAAACAAGGATGGCGAGGCCCGACCGGAAGAGCGAGGCGGAACAAGCGCCGTTGAGATCGGAGCGCATCCCGACCGAGCGACTGTTCCCCAACCCGTGGAACGTCAACGAGATGAGTCCGGAGATGTTCCAGAAGGAGCTGGCGTCCATCGCCGAGTTCGGCTTCGTGGTCCCGCTCCTGGTCCGCACGCATCCCTGGGAGCCTGACGCCTACCAGATCATCGACGGTGAGCATCGCTGGCGGGCTGGCAAGGAACTGGGCATGATCTCGTTCCCGGTCAGCATCATCGAGGTCGACGACGACACCGCCCAGCAGTTGTCGATCGTCCTGAACGAGACTCGCGGCTCAGCCAACCAGCTGAAGCTCGCGAGTCTCGTTCGTTCGCTGGCAGCACGCACGGACCCCGAGAAGCTGCAGCGGGTCATGCCCTTCAGCCGCGAGCGCTTCGACGAGATGCTGGGGCGGCTGGACGAGTCACGGATCGACTTCGACGCGCTCAAGCAGAAGCGTCAGTCCATGAACAGCGAGGGGGGCTGGGTCGAGCGGGTCTTTCGCCTTCCTGCAGACTCGGCTACCGTTGTGGACGACGCACTCCGCAAGATCATGGAGGCCGAGCAGATCGACGAGCAGTGGCGAGCCCTGGAGCTGATGGCCGCTGACAGTCTCGCGAGTTGATATGGCAAAGAACCAGAAGCCGATCCACGACTACGACACGATGCGCCACGAGTACCTGACGACGGATGTGTCGTTGCGGGGGCTCGCCGAGAAGAACGGGGCGTCGTTCTCTGCCGTCGCTGCCTATGCGCGCAGGCACGGCTGGGATGATGCACGCGCGAAGTTCCGCATCCTCCAGGAAGAGAAGAGCCTGGAGGCGTTCGCGGACCGACGCGCGAAGAAGGTCGCGGACATGGAGCGGGATGCCTTCGATGTCATCCATGCCGCGATCCTCAAGATGGGGCTGGACATGGAAGACCGATGGGTCACCGACGAGGCCACCGGGGAACGCCGTTTCATCCAGGGGATGCAGATCACGCCCGAGGCGCTGACTCGTCTCTTGGACAAGTACCTGGTGATGACGGGCAACGTCACCGATCGGAGGGCCAGTCTTGGTCTCAATGTCGCAGTCGGATCCGGGGAGCCTACCGGCATCCCAAGGGAAGTACTACGAGAGCTTCGTGACCTCGCTGTCACAAAGGGAGCTGGCGGTAAGCCAGTGGGACAGTCTCCACTCCCTCGCATTACGGGAGCTAAGCAGGTCAACTGACGACTGGCTCGCTCCATGGGGCGAGACGTATCGTCACATCGAAGGCGTCGTCAACTTCGGCGAGTACGTCTTCCTCAACCGCCCAGCTCGCCACCACGCCAGGATGCTCGAGGCGACATTCGAGGCCATCTACCGGCGCGAGCACACGGTCATCCTGGAGCCGCGCGGAGCGGCCAAGACGACCTGGGACAACACGACCCTGGGCTCGTACCTCCCCGGTGAGTACAAGGACCTGCGCATCGGCCTGATCAGCAACACGTCGGTCCAGGTGCGCGACTTCTCCAGGGCCATCCGCTGGACCCTCGAGTCGAACGAGCGCTACCGGGAGATCTACGGGGACTGCGTGAGCCCCACCAAGTGGACCGACCAGGAGTGGCTGCGCAAGGACTCCATCCTCCACGGCACCAAGGACGTCACGATGTACGCCCAGGGCGTGGGCGGCGCCATCATCAGCAAGCGCTTCGACATCGTCATCTGCGACGACATCCTCGACGAGGAGAACACGGCTACCCCGGAGGCCCGCGAGAAGGTGGAGAAGTGGTTCTGGCAGACCCTCTACCCGTGTCTCGCCCCTGACGGCGTGTTCATCGTCATCGGCACCCGCTGGGCCGAGGGCGATCTCTACGAGATGCTCACGACGCCCGTGAGTCGCGGTGGCAAGGGCTGGAAGCTCCACACCCAGCCCGCCATCATCGATACGGGCGAGGAGTTCGTCTCCTACTGGCCAGAGTACTGGCCCATGGACCGCCTCGAAGAAGTGCGCCGCGATCTGGGAACGGCCATGTTCATGTGCGCCTACCAGAACGACATCCGCGGCCTCATGGAGGGCAACGTCTTCCGCAGCGCGGACTGGAAGCGCGACGACTTCTACTTCGACGCACTCCCGACGGACCGCAAGTACACCATCCGAATGGGCGTGGACCTGGCCTCATCGGAGAAGCAGCGGGCGGACTTCACCGCGCGAGGCACGGTCGCCGAGGATGAGAATGGCGACTTCTGGATCATGTCCGTGTACCAGGACAAGCGTGAGTCTGGGCACGCCGAGTTCATCCGCGACGGGTGGCAGGTCTACCCGCAGATGGCCCTCGTGCGCGTCGAGAACCAGCAGTTCCAAAGCACCCTGGTGCAAGAGGTCATGGAGGACTACCCTTATATCCCGATCGAGGGCATCCGCAGTGATGTCGACAAGGTCACTCGCGCTCGCGCTGTCGCGGCGAAGTACGAGGCCGGGAAGATGCACCATCACATCTCGCTGAAAGGCGGCGACTACGAGATGCAATGCCTGTCGTTCCCCAAGGGGCACGACGACATGATCGACGCGGTCGGTTTCGCGATGGATCTTGGTGCGGGCGGCGGTCTTTCGTTCGCCGCAGCGCGGAGGTGACCTGATGACCGATGCACATGAAGTCTGGCGGGAGGTCGAGTTCCGCGACGGCGTCTCGGAGGTCCCCGCGTGGCTGGCCGATCTCATGGCTGGCCTGTCGACCCACACGATGACGAAGCAGGAAGCGATCAGTGCTGCAAACAAACAGATGATGCACCGCACGATCGAGAGCGCCTATGATGATGTCATCAAGGCGCACTTCGGAGGTCCGCGATGACGTTGATCAGAGCCGTCACAGACGGCCTGTTCGCGCGATCGCGGCAGACCGCGCCCACGCGCATCCCTCCGCAGTCACTTTCGGTCATCTACAACAACACCGACCGCTTCAAGCAGGGCAAGCCCAACTCCAAGCTGTTCAGGCACTGGGCCGAGCACTCCGAGTGGATCCGCGCCGCCATCAACATCCGCAAGACGCAGGTCAGCCAGGCCGAGTGGGTCATCGGGCCCTACGACCCGACCCAGTGGCACGACACCGCGCTCGCGGAGTACCTGACCAACCTGTTCCGCGGACCCAACCCCACGACGACATCGTTCCGCGGCTTCATCGAGCCCATCATCGAGGACATCCTCGTCCTGGACGCTGGCTGTATCGAGAAGGAGTTCCTGCTCAACGGCATGGTCGGGCGTCTCTGGCCCGTCGATGGTGCGACGATCAAGATCAGCACCATCTGGGACGGCGAGGACCCCGAGGAGCCACGCTACTTCTGGTATCCGGACCACCAGTTGCGGGCATCACTCACCAACCGCGAACTCATCTACATGATGGACAACCCTGCGACCTACCGCGTCGTGGGGTTGTCGCCACTCGAGACCCTGAAGCTCGCCATCGACAGTGAGCTCGGGGCCTCTTCGTATAACGACCGTCAGATGCGTGCCCCGACACCCGACGGCATGCTGGACCTCGGTGAGAACGCCCGCCCCGACCAGGTCGAGAAGTTCCGCAACTTCTGGCGGTCCGAGGTCGCTGGCATGGGCGCCCTGGCCATCGTCGGCGGGACCAAGGGCTCCAAGTTCCTGCAGTTCCGCCAGAACAACCGCGACATGCAGTTCCTGGAGTGGCAGGAGTACCTCGTCCGCAAGATCGCGGCCGTCATGAAGCTCTCGCCCCAGGACCTGATGCTGGAGCGCGACGTCAACCGCTCGACCTCTGAAGTCCAGCAGGAGAACACCGAGGACCGCGGCCTTCGCCCGTTCCTCGGCCTCACCGCCGACTACCTCACCAGGGAGGTCGTCTGGGATCCTGGCTTCGGAGGCGAGAAGAACAACCTGGCGTTCCAGTTCACCGCTCTCAACCTCAAGGAGAGCATGACTCGGGCCCAGATCAACCGTTACGCGGCAGGGGGTATCTCCTGGAAGACCCCCAACGAGGCGCGGCGGGATGATGGAAGACCGCCTATCGGCGACCCCAACGATGAGAGCAATCCCATGAACAAGATCCTGGTGAATGCATCGCGGGGGCTGGTGGCAGTCGAAGACGTCCCAACGGCGCGAGAGTACCTCGACGCCACAACGAAGCCCGCACCTACGAACGATGGGTCCCCTCCGTCCAAGACGAACAAAGGGACCGAACTTCCTCTCGTAGCCGAGGGCCTACCGGAGGATGAACAGACATGGTTGCCGCCCTTAGTGTCAGGGTCTATACCTCAAGCAACGCAGCCACCCAGTCTTCTGCTGTAACAGGTATCGACTTCATCAGCGCAGACAATGCGACGAACTCGCTGGCGAACCGCCAGACGTACCCGATCACCGTCGGGACCCGCAGCTACGAGAAGTGGCTGAAGCTCTACATCGACACCGCCCCCGCGAACGGAGTGACGAACTTCCAGATCTGGGGCGATGGCGCTGTGATGACGAGCACGTCGCTCTACTTCACCGCCAACTACGTCACAGGTGTGACCCCGGTCAACACGACATCGACGGTCGCCGCTACGGCGTTCACGTCGTACACGTCGAGCGCCAAGGCGACGTGGGACACGGTGTCCTACAGCGCCACCGGCTCGGTGACCAAGTACGCGGTGTTCCAGCTCGCCGTGGACTCCACGGCAGGGCCGGGGAACTGGACCCAGGAGACGATCTCGTACAGCTACGACGAGACCTGACCTGACAACCGAATAGGCGCGAGGGGCATGTCCGACGTGCCCCTCGCGCTGTACTATGTGCGCGATGTCGACCATCGTCATCTGCCCGACACGCGGCAGGCCCAAGAAGGCCCGCGAGGCGTACGATGCCTTCCTCGCCACGAAGTCCCTTGAGACCACCAAGATGGAGTTCGTCGTCGACCTCGATGACGCGGACTTCGATGCGTACGTCAAGGAACAGCTTCCCATCGTCAGCTACGAACACGAGGGTGGCGGCATGGGCCCGCCCGTCAACGCTGCGGCAGCTGACCTGGCCCCGCACTACGACATCACCGGGTTCGTCGGCGATGACCACCGCTTCCGTACGGTGGGCTGGGACGCCGCCATCGAAGAGGCGCTCATCGCTCCTGGCTTCGCATACGGCAACGACCTCATCCGCAACGACATCCCGACACAGGTCTTCATCAGCAGCAAGATCGTGCTGGCGCTCGGCTGGTTCTGCCTGCCTGGCGCGAAGCACCTCTATCTGGACAACACCTGGAGGGTCCTCGGAGAGGCGTCGGGGACCCTCCACTACCTCCCCGACGTCACCATCGAGCACGCGCACCCCTTCTTCGGACGAGGGGAGATGGATGACGGGTACGCCCGCGTGAACGCCCCGGCGATGTACCACCACGACAACGCCATCTTCCAGGAGTGGATGAACAGCGGGCAGGCCGAGAAGGACATCGAGACCATTCGCTCGGTAGTGCGGTGAACCTGGTATCGGCCTGCATCTCGACCTATGACCGCAATGACCTCCTGCTGGAGCGTTCGCTGGCCTCGGTACGCAGGCAGACCTACTCCGTCGCCGAGATCATCATCGTCAACGACGGCATGGGCGGAGAGAAGCTCGACGAGCTCGAGCAGCGGATCGAGGCTCTCGGGGACGGTCGCATCAGGCTGTTCACGATCCCGCGTCAGACGTACCCGGAGGACCCGCAGCAGCGCTGGTGCGTGCTGGGCATGAACGCCCGCAACTTCGCCCTGGACGTGGCGGAGGGAGACTGGGTCGCCCCACTCGATGATGATGACGAGTGGACCGATGACCATGTCGCTGTGCTGATGGCGACGCTGCAGCAGACCACTGCTGACTTCGCCTACGGCATCAGCCAGTACCACTGGCCCGATGGGCACTTCCAGCAGGCAGGCCGGTGGCCCCCTGGCATGGGGGCGTTCTGCGACGGGGCGCAGCTGTACCGCAACGGCCTGGGCTATCGCTACGACCCTGGATGCATCGGCCGCGGGCTTCCGGAGGACGGTGACCTGTGGACGCGCATGTGGGAGGGCGGGGTGAACTTCACGTTCGAGCCGCGCCTCGTCCACCACTACTACCCCTCACCGAGGTGATGGCCATGGACATGCTCATCTTCCTGGGCATCGTGTCCACGATCGTGTATGTGCTCTACCGCTCGGGGAGGAAGCGATGATCCCGGTCCTTGGCGTACCCATCCTGGTGCGCCCCGACCTCCTGCAGGAGATGCTGTCCTCCATCGACCACGAGGTCGGCACGATGGTCATCGTGGACAACGGTGATGTCATCCCTCACGAGCAGGACCCGCGCATGACCGTCGTGCGACCAGGGGCGAACCTTGGCGTCGGGGCGAGCTGGAACCACATCATCCGCATCACGCCTGAAGCTCCCTGGTGGGCGATCGTGAACTTCGACATCGT